TGATTCATTAACTGCTTTGTCCTAGTTACTTGAGAGCATCTACCAAAGACACCTTCAAGTACAAGTTGATTGACGTTAGCACCATCAAGTGTGCCAGTGAATCCAATCCTATACTTACAACCATGCAACTTAGACATAAGAGTAGTAAGAGATTTGGATTTGAAAAGGTGTGCCTCATCACCGATGACCACATTAAACTGAGCAAACCACGTACGAGGTTGCTTATAGACAGATTGCCAAGTGGTAATTATGCAATCAGCTTCAGAGTTTTTTTGTTCCCCAGAGTATATTTTGTGGCAGTGTTTGGATGTCATCCATCCATATTCTGTAAAGTCTTTATACATTTGCTCTACCAACGAGGTAGTAGGGACTACAATTAAAACTCTTCTATTGACATTTACATGAAAACGAACCAATGAATATATCATCAAGGATTTCCCGCTGGCAGTTGGCGACAATAGGAGTCGTCTGTTGTATCGTAGGGACTCGTATATTGCTTTCAGTTGGTAGTCGCGAACCTTTACAGGAA